ATGACGGATTATCAGCCATACAGGAAAGGAACTGTGCTTGCCCCAACTGGGCCATGCAATCATCTTCATGTGATTTGTAATGATCCTGTTTATTACCCCGTTAACGATTGTTATTGTGTTTTAGTTGTTAATATTTCTAGTATCAAGGATGGGGTACCCCACGATCCGTCTTGCGTCTTGAATTCCGGTGATCATCGCTTTATCAAGCATCCAAGTTATGTTGTTTACGCTGAAGCTATAATTTGGCGAGTGGATAACATGGTTAGAAAGCAGCGATCGGGTGAGATTTCTGTTCATGATGATATGCCAGAAGCTACATTCAATAGAATTCTGGACGGTTTTGATATATCTGATGAAGTTACGCCAAAGAACCTTAAATTTAAAAATAAATATTGCGTATCATCTATTGATGATGAGTAAACAACAGGAATTGTTTCGGTATAGCTTCTGGTGTTTTCTATGGAAGATCAAAAAGCAACCAAGCCACAGCTTAAGTTCGACACAATGAAAGCATTCGCAGGTATGGGTGCTGCTGTTGAAGTTCTGATGAAGGCTGCTCCTAATGCGTTCACTCACGTTACTGTCTCTGGTAAAGAGCAGCAGGGTAAGCTTCGTCGTCGCAAAGCAGTATGATTCATAGGTGGTGATTTTTTAAAAATGTCTTTAGACATAATGTCGTTCACTTAAGTATGGTGGTACTGCGTTTCACCAGATAATGGTTTTTTGATATCTTAATTTCCCTCGCCAGGAGGGTAAATACAGGTAGCATGAATGCCACTAAAAGCGTCACTTAACGGAAAAGAAATTCATTCTTTTGAATTTAACTCTCAGGAATGGGAATATCTTAAACAGACATATAAAAGCCAGTCTTTGTTTATGTCGTGCTGTGGTCAGCCTGGTATACCTAAAACAAGCAAACTTAATAACTATTACTTTGCACATAAATCCAAAAGCGATTGCCTGTATGCGAAAGAAAGCGCAGAACATTTATATCTCAAATTCTTAATCGCAAAATTAGCCAGTGATGCTGGCTGGTCAGTTACTACCGAAAAACAAGGGGTGACCCCAACAGGAGAACAATGGATTGCCGATGTGTTTTGTACCAGAAATAACGCGAAACTGGTTTTCGAAGTACAGTTATCACCGCAAAAAGACGATGAATTTAAAGAACGTCAAAAACGATATATCGCATCAGGAGTCCGTGCACTGTGGTTGCGAAAGTTACGTAAAGGAAGTAAAGAGCATGGTGGGAATATATACCATAGCTACGATTTACCTGTTTTTGGTGTGCGTCAGAATGAAAATGGGGACTTGTATCTACCACAGTTTGGGATTAGTGTCAGGGAGTTTATCGCGGGTGTTTTTGCCAGAAAGCTATTATGGTTCCCAAAGGTTGGGGATGTGCTGACTGCAAAAATAGAATCGCGAGTTACAAAATGCTGGAGATGTAAGAAACGAACTGGAATTATCAGGGGTATTTCTGTTTACAGTAAGTCCGTATTCGTCAAGTTTTTATCTTTTCGTGATTCTGATGTCAAAGAACTAATAGCCACTCACGTGGATAACAAAAAACTCTGGGCGGCTGGAATTGGTACTGTTAAGGACAGAGACAGTGATTGTTATTTATCTAACTGTTGCATACATTGTTATTCGCTTATAGGAGATTTCTTTTTATTAGAGGTTTTCGACTACCCGAATGATAAACAAAAGATAATGATAGAATTTACTTTTACTTATGCTAGCAATATGAAAATCTTATCCAGCGAGTGGGTATTTGATGGTAAAAAAGCTGAAATGTTTTTCTGATGCTGTCTTATCCTCGTTGCCATCCCGAAATGACAGGAACATCTGGGGGATGTTCTGGGTATTGTGTTCATAACAAAATGCCCCGACTATCAGAGCCGAGGGAAATTAAGATATCAAAATAACATTATCTGGTGAAATGCAGAGCAGCTCATCTTAAGTGAACGGCATTGGCCTTTATGCGTTTTTTTTCTTTAGTGATGTTCTTTGCTCTTCTGTTTGTCTGTTCTGACCCGTTCCCACTCGATACGTCCTTCTTCTCGTCTTTTATCTATGTATTCCGCAAGATCCTGAATATTGATGCAACGTTTTGCTTTTTGTGATGTGCCAATGCGATATGTAGGAACAGGCAACTTACAAGCGTTTGCTTTTGCTTCTGCTGTGGCTGGACTCATACCAAAGTACTTTTGGCTAACTGCTGAGAGTTCAATGTTTGAGGTATTGAATTCAGCCATCAGTAAAAACAAGGTGTTCATAAATTTCTCCATTATCCCGGCTGCACCCGGGAGTAATATATTAATTAATAGCGTCTTTGCTCTGAAGTACAGCAAATGCCATTAATACCTCTAAAGTATATCGTCTATAAAACTTAACGAATCCAACATAAAAAACATAGACGAAGAAAAAGCTAAGTAGCGTCGAAATAGAAATATAAGACACCGCCCCGCCTTCTATAGCACGATAAATTAATGTTAGAAATGATATCCAAAATGTAATTACAAATACTAAACAAATATTTCTGCAAAAACCATATAATGCAACATAGTTTTGAATTTTTGTTTGATGTTGATTAGAAAATTCATAGACGTAATGATAAGCCAATCTGAAAAGATCATCATGAAGACCTGTCCTGATGTTTAATAATTTATCGTCTATTCTGAATTTTTTTTCATAACCTTCTTTGATCATTAGCCATGTGGTATTAGCTAATTGAAATGGCAATGATTGTGAATAACATAGTTTTTGAGTGGCGTAATCCCATGGTATTATCGGGAATAACATCACTTTGATTATGCAGTATTTTATTTTTCTCTTTGTGTCTTCGTTCTGTTTGTCACTTGATGGTGTTAAGACGTTTTTTTTGTCATCTGATAACTTATTAAATAGATATTCTGACGGATATTGCAATTCTTCGTTCATATATTTTTCAATAAAAAATGCGGATGTGATAGATATAAAGTGTCCAGCTATGTAAGATATGATTACTATTGAACCATAGTTCAAAATGCCAAAGATTTGACTTTGACCTCTGAGCAATTCAGTTAAGTCAATAACAATATCTAGATCGAATGTCAAACCACAGAAATACATTAACAGGATAAAAAATCCACCTGGTATTAAATATCCAAGAAAGTCATAGAATGAGAATGGATTTTGATTCATCGTTGCTCTCCATAAATTTTTCAATTTGTAATATAACCTATATCTATATGTTAATAAATTACTTATATGTTCTTTTATGGTAGAGTTTGAATTTGTACGTGCTAATTTTTACGACTCAGTTAACTCTTTAAAGCGTTCCATAAACATCCCGTAGGCATGGCCCGGTGCCAGTGGAATCACGTTGAACATCTCTGTTGCCGGGATGCCTTCCAGTACAGGCCAGAAAGAGCCATCATCAAGCCCGAGATCGCGGCGTTCGGTTGCCAGCATGATGAGATCGGCATATTTCACGGGCGTACTCATAACCGGGGGTAACCCGTATTTCTCACGGATTACGGCGTCTATTTTTTCTTCCATCCGTTTATAGTCAGGAAGAAGGCGTTTCAGTGGTGCGGGAATGTCCTGGCAATACGCTTCTGTTGCATCATGCATTAACGCTTCAAAAGCAAATTCCTGCGGCACCAGCTGGCTGCAAAGCACCGCATGTTGGGCGACGCTGTAGAAGTGAGAAAGATGACCGGCAAAGCGACAGATATTTGAAAGGGAAACCGCGATATCGTTAATAACGATGTCATCTTTATTTATCTTGTCATAATAAAAATGCTTCCCGGAAAAAGTTTTAATAAATGACATTTTGTTCTCCACGTATATGCGCTGCACCGCGCTGAATTTGGGTAAAAGGAAGCCCTCACCATCCGGTGATTATTGAGTTAATTACGTTTCCATAAATGCCCCCGCAGGGGCATTTGCAGTAATGAAATCAGGCGGTGAAAGTACCAATAAAGGTTTCTACTTTGCTGTCTTTGAATTTCTCAACAAGCAGATCACGAAATTCGTTAGCCATATCTTCCTGCACCGCTTCCAGCTGAATAATGCGCAGAACCAGTACAGGACGATCGCCAGTGATAATGCTGAGGCGTAATTTAAACGGACGTTCTTTCAGACCTTCAAACGGAACGCATTTAAATTCAAATGCCACTGGCATAATGTCTTTGGTCTTCGCTTCGACAGATTCCATCAGGGAGCGTTTGCCGCTGAAGTCATTATCTTCAAAATCAGCGGTCTGGTTTGCTTCAATCGTGATTTTACGGATTGCCGCAGCCGCTTTTGTTGCCTGAATGGCGCCACCATTAGCATCAAAGCCCACAAGGTAGTCGGCCCAGTCTTCAATCCATTCTGCCAGTGATTTCTGGGAGTTACGCTCGCCGTTAACAGACAACAGGGCAGAGAACGGTGCTGTCTTTTTCAGTTTGAGAGTGGCGGTGTTATCTGCGTGACCTGGTTCATCAATAGTACCCAGGTTAAGCACACTGACGGCACGCATATTATCAGCATCGATAAAGCAGCGGGTGCCTTCATCTGCAAGATCTTTAGAATAACGGGTAAAGTCATCGATGCTGGCAGTGGAAAGCGCACCACGGAAACGGAAGCGATTTAAATTAAATTTTTCCAGATCATGAATGCGGAAATTCTCAGGCAATGCCACAGCATCGGCACCAATCTTACTGATAATTTCATTAACACCCTGAGCAGAAATAAGGGCATGGATTTGATTAATTGCGGTTGCGTCTAAGTTCTGAGACATAATAAGTCCTCACTATATAAAGATATTCAGTGATGAGATAAATAATCAGTTAATTAAGAACGATATTAATGACCTGCTGCGCGTAGTTTTCCGTCAGGTTCACCGGCAAGAGTCAGTAATTGTCCCTGGTCTTCCTGCAGAATAGTCAGGCGACCACCGCGATTGACATACATCGGCGTTTCGGTGGTGTCTTCTTCGGAAATTTTCCCGCGGTTAGTCGGGCGAACATATGAGAGTTTGTGTTTGATTTTCACACGGTTCTCATCAAATGGTTCGATTTCCAGGTTGAGTGAGACCTTACCTTTGGTTTTCGTGTTCATCACACCGGAAGCGACTTCACTGAGAACTGCGCCGATTTTGGTTTCAAATACGCCGCCGTCCAGCTCCCCGATAAATGCCTGCACATCAGTACTGCGTTCGCTAGCCATTTTGCTGCTCCTCATCATATCGACCCTGCAAGGTCGGTTGGTTTCTCCACAAAACAGAGAAGAACACCTGCGGTGGCAGCCGCCCGGATGGATTGGGTTATGAGCCCGTCGTCCGGTGATGCTCTTCTCTGTTTTGTAAAAAGAGCGGTACCAGCCGGAAGCAAGGGTACAAACTGGTACCGCCAAAGCAGTGGCTGTTGTGGTGGGGTTGTCACTCAGGCGTATGGTCAACCTGACAATCCGGTGTCCTCAACGGGGAAAGAGTAACCCCGCCATACTTACCGCCGCGCCATTTCGCGGATTACCACAACGCTGAGAGCACTTAGCCAGTTACGGCACCACACTTTGTCGCGGCTCCATAAATGCCCTCATCGTTGCCCCTGGTCTCTTCCCAGGCGTCAAACCGAATCGCCACGCTGGTTAGGCGTCTTATCAGCATCATCATTGACTTGCACATTCCGGCTACCTGGTTTGTTTGCCCGAGCAAGGAGTGGATTGTCCCCTTTAACGTCCCCAGACCGCTAATGACGCATGTGCCATACGCCGTGTTACAACCAAATTTTGTTTAATCTTGCCTGTGTTGTGTTTCTTTTAGATACATTATGTATCCAAAGGGTACATTGTCAAGTATAAAAAAACCTGCCGAAGCAGGTTATAAATATTGATTAGGCCTTTATTATGTATCTTCTTGGTTTTCCTGAGAAAATCACTGTACCAATTATAGAGCAATTACCGTTGATCTTAATGTAAGGTTCAGGCCAGTTTGGGTTTAATGCTTTGAGGTAACGCTGTGTTCCATCTTCTATCAACCGCTTGAAGGTGGTTTCGCCTGTATCGTGCATCAATGCAATAACGTCGTCACCGTGGCAGGCAGGGACTTCAGGATCAACAAAAATCATGTCTCCCGGGCGGTACTCATCAATCATTGAATCACCAATCACCCGCAAGATATAAGTCATTTCGCCACAGGGTACAGGGCAGGGGTAAGTTTCTGCTGTGCTCAAATCAACCTCAGAATAGCCAACTTCTTTCCATGCTCCGGCCTGTACCCATGATATGACAGGGACTAACGTTATTTGTTTGTTAGTGATTGAAACATCAGGTTTTTTTGTGATGTTCGTGGTCTGGTGTTCTTGATCAAGCCATCCGACAGGCAGGTCGAAACATTTTTCGATGTGCCGCGCCATGCTGTCACCGATATTTTTAGTAGCACCATCTCCCATAAACCTGCTGGTCTGGGTTGGCTCGCGATCAATCATGGTGGCAAAGGAAGAATTCCCGCCAACACCATCTCTCAGTTTTCTGGCGTTAGACCGCCGGATGTCATGGACTGTTTTCATAAAGAAATTAAAACCTTTGTACCGATAAGGTACAAGTATCTTGAAGGTTCATCTCAATCATGTAATATGTATACCGGAGGTACATATTGTATGAAAGCGTATTGGGACTCTTTAACCAAAGAACAGCAGGGCGAGTTGGCCGGAAAAGTTGGCTCAACACCTGGCTACTTACGGCTGGTTTTCAATGGCTATAAAAAAGCCAGTTTTGTGCTGGCTAAAAAACTTGAGCAATGCACGTCAGGTGCAATTACGAAATCTGACTTAAGACCGGATATCTATCCGAAAGATTAACAGAACACCTTCAATTTTTAACCACAGAACGATGAGGCTAACCGTGGGTAAGCATCACTGGAAAGTAGAAAAACAGCCTGAGTGGTACGTGAAAGCTGTCAGAAAAACTATCGCGGCGTTGCCGGGGGGTTACGCTGAAGCTGCTGAGTGGCTGGATGTAACAGAGAACGCTTTATTCAACCGCCTTCGTGCAGATGGCGATCAGATTTTCCCGCTGGGATGGGCAATGGTTTTACAGCGCGCGGCTGGCACTCACTACATTGCGGATGCTGTCGCACAGTCTGCTGGTGGGGTGTTTGTATCGCTTCCTGAAATTGAGGAAGTAGAGAACGCCGATATAAACCAGCGCCTGCTGGAAGTCATCGAACAGATCGGGAATTACTCAAAGCAGATTCGTTCGGCAATCGAAGATGGGGTCGTGGAGCCACACGAGCAGACAGCAATTAATGATGAGTTGTATCTGTCAATTTCGAAGCTCCAGGAGCATGCAGCACTGGTCTACAAAATCTTCTGCGCTCCAGAAAAGAGTGACGCCCGCGAGTGTGCAGCTCCGGGCGTCGTGGCGTTTTGTGTCTGT